CTGCCTCGCGCGTGGACAAGGTGCTCACGTTCGGCGCGGGCGGCGCGATCGCCCTGGTTGACGTCGCGGCTTTCAGCGGTGGCGGTGTGGTGGAGCTGGTGCCCGCTGACGGCTCCATTGCTCTGGTCAAGCTGACGACCGCCGTGCAGAACCTCATCAACGGCGCGCTGCAGCGGTCGGGCGGGACGATGACGGGCAAGATCGTGCTCGACGGCGACGCAGCGCTTGCGTTGCACCCGGTGCCCAAGCAGCAACTGGACGGCGCAATCTCGACGATCGACACCGCGCTGGGCCAGCGCATGCAGTACAGCCTGACCGCGACGCAGACGGCGTCCGGCCTGGCGGTGGACTTCACGGGCATTCCATCGTGGGCAAAGCGCATCACCGTGATGTTCATCGAGCTGAGCACAAACGGTTCAAGCAACCCGTTGATCCAGATCGGCTCTGGTAGCTACAAGACTAACGGTTACTCAGGGTCTCAGGTTCTGCTGACAGCTGGTGTGGCCACAGCCAATTTGTCATCAGGGTTCCCGCTTGGTGGCGGGGCTGCTGCGGCGGTTCGCAATGGCCAAATCGTCCTGGACAACATGGGCGGGGACGTTTGGGTCTGTGCTGGAGGTAGTGGGTTTGGTGATTCGGCGGGCATTGCCGAGTGCAAAGGCTACGCGGAGCTGTCTGGAACTCTAGACCGGTTGCGCCTTTTCTTCGGCGGAACCGACACCGCCGACAGCGGCACTGTCTCCATCCTGATCGAGGGCTGACATGAGCACACGCAAAGAACTTGACATCGAAACTGGCGAGGTCCGCGAGATCAACACCACGGCCTACATGGTGAACGGCGCCATCGTGCTCATCGACGACGGGCAGCCGGTGCCGCCTGGCGCGGTGCTGGCTTCGACCATCCCCATGCCCGATGTGGTCAATGCTCCGCCGCAGATCACCGAGGCGCAGGCCGCCAAGCTGATCGCGTTCTTGAAAGCAAACCCGGACATCGTCGCGGCCGCAAAGCTGTAAATCCATCAAACCCCACCTAGTGGGGATACAAAACATCATCCAAATGGGCGATAACAGAATATGCAAGACCTACACCCCGAAGTCGCAAAGGCCGCCCCCGGCGTGATCGGCGCGCTGCTTGCCTCGCTGTGGTCGAAGGAGTCGCCCGTGCGTGCGTTTGTGCTGTTCCTGGCCGGCACGGCACTGGCGTACATCGTCGGCGGGTGGCTGGCCAAACAAATGGGCATCGCCACGGAGGTGGCCGGCTTTGTGGCCGGCGCCTACGGCATCGCCGTGGTGAACAAGGGTTTTGAGGCCTTGCAACAGTTCCCGCTCGGTCAGTTGCTGGCCGATTGGGCCAAGAGCAAACTCTCGAAGGACTAAGCCCCATGTGGACCGCCGTTTTCTGCCTGCTGTACGTTGCAGCCATTTGCACGCTTGGCATTTTCTCGCGGGCCTACCGCGACAACTTGCTGCAACAGTGGGGGCTTGTGTTGACCTCGCTCGCGTGCCTTGGCATGGTGCCTCACGTCATGCAGTTCTACATCATGACGCTGCCGTGTGCTCTGATGCTAGGCGGGCTTGTCTCGTTTGGCACCGGCACGCTGATGAAAGTGATCCACTTCAACAGGAATCATCATGCAGCTAGACGAACGCAGCGAGAAGCGGCTTGATGGTGTCAATGAGGCGCTGGTGAGTGTGGTGCGGCGGGCTGCAAAGCGCCTGCCGTTTGCCCTGTTTGTGGTGGAGGGCTTGCGCACCCGTGAGCGTCAAGCCGAGCTGTATGCGCAAGGTCGCACCAAGCCCGGCAAGAAGGTAACGTGGACGCTGAACTCAAAGCACCTCGAAGGCAAGGCCGTTGACCTCGCCCCGCTCATCAATGGCGCAATCGATTGGGCCGACTTGAGCAAGTTCGACGCAATCGCCAAGTCCATGCATGACGCAGCCAAAGAGGTTGGCGTGGCTGTGCGATGGGGTGCTGATTGGGACATGGACGGTTTGCCTCGTGAGCGTGGCGAGTCGGACTCTCCGCATTTTGAGTTATGACCCCCTACCTCATCGCAGGCGCCCTAGCTGCCGGCCTGGCCATCGGCGGCTACACCGGATGGACGTTCAACCAAGCGCGCCATGATGCCGCCATGGTGGATGCGCAGCAGCAAGCGAAACAGACCGAGGATCAACACAATGCACAGCTTGCCAAACAGAACCAGGCGCACGCGGATGCTGTGCGCGATGTCAATCGCAAGCTGTCTGATGCACTTGAGCGGCTGCGCAAGCGCCCCGAGCGCCGGCCCGATCCTGCCCGCGCCGCCTGTGAGGGCGGAACCGGGGCCGAGCTTTCAGGACCGGATGCGGGATTTCTTGAGCGGGAAGCTGCCCGAGCTGACGAACTCCGCGCAGCAGTTAGCGCCTGCTACGCATGGATCGACCAAGTGACGGGGCGATAACGGCTCAAGAAGCCGAGCGCCTAGCGATTCCCTTCGGCTTGACGTATTTGTCAAGGGAGGGCTATGCCAAGCTGGCCTTGCTTTTATCGTTCATTATCCAAAATGAGATAAAACGCAAGCAGGCCACTGAGCACTTGCGGGACGTGGCTGGGTGGCGGGTTGGCTGAAGATTTTTCCAGCCGATGCCCCGATTCTGGGAAGAAAGTCGGGCGGCTGAAGAAAAAGTGAGGGCGACCGCGATCCCGCAATCCGGCCACACCGCGCGATGTGGCTTAACCCTCAAGCATGGCGACTCCCCGAGCAGTTCCCACTCCCGTGCACAGGTGAAGGCTTGCTTGATCGGCGCTCAATCGCCATGCGTGAAGGCTGAGGGGCCGGAGGTGATCCCGGCTTGCTTGCACTCTCGACTGTACGCCGCCACGGCTTGTAGCGGTTTCGAGCGGCACGCAGTTACGTTTCTTGCCCGTCACCACCGGGCATTCCCTCTGATCAGCGGGCAGGGCTTGAACCTGCTATCGCCACTAACTTGCGTGCGTTGCTGTAGTGAGCCCGATACCGACTCGCCCGCTGCGTGTCACCTGACCGAAGTCATCCCACGCCGCCGCTGATCAGAAAGCACCTGTATCTTCATCCAGTGCTCAGGCTGTGTCAATCGGGCTTGGGGTAGCGGGCGCGGATGGCGTCGGCTGCGTTCCAGGCAGGATCGCCACCGCGCTCTATGGTGTCATCTGCCACCCTCGCGCAATCCTCCGCGACAAGCTGGGCGAAGCGGGTGAGTTGTTCTGGCGACATGATGAACGCAGGGTTGTCGCCCACGCTCTCAAACGTCGGATCGAACGATGCCCCCGCCTCCTGCGCCATCTGCCTGATTCGGTCGGTGTGGGTGCTCATCACCCCTCCTTGGCGTTAGATGGATTCGGGGGAAGGCGCCGGATGTGCGTGATCTCCGCGTCACCAGGGTCAGACATGGGTGCAATCCTGCCTGCATCGCCAAAGAAAACCGTCCAGTTTCCTGGCGACTTCGGGCTTCCTCCACGGAGCGCCCCACGCCACCAGCACAAGCCAGACCAGTGGAAGTGTTCAGGCCCGATGCGCAAGCCGTTTTCGTCGAATTGGTATCTCTTGACGCGGCCATAGACCAATGCGCGCCCATCCTTCAGGTCGTCATCTGAACAATCGCCAATTGGTATGGCATCGCCGTCAAACGCTTGAACAAGCCGGATCAAATCAGCGATGTCGTCGTGATCCAGGCTGGCGATGTTCCCGTCTCGCAGGGCGGATGTTGCCTTGTCAATGATTTGGCGGTCGATATCGTCGGTTTCGTAGCTCATCACTTCCCCCTCAGTTGCTCAGTTCTTGCCGTGTCCATTTAGGCATCCTAAATCTCTGGCCTCCCTGTGCAGGAGGTGTTTTAGACCAACATCAGGCGGCGGGCCTGGTTGGTCTATTTGGGGTTAGGCCTCTTCTTTGCGCGACTGGCGCACCATCTCGCTGCCCGGCTGCAGCAGTACCTCTGCGGGCACGCCAACAGCGAAGGCGCGGATGCGGGCGTTCAGTGGCAGGTTGCGCTTGCCGGCCATGACCTCGCTGAAATGCGCTGCGGTCATGCCCAGGATGGCGGCGAACTCTGCCCGGCTCAAGCCGTACTGGTCGCGGCGGAAATCCAGTGCGTCAGTGATGCTCACATCGCAGGCCTTGCCCACCTGGGCCTCGGCCAGCAAGCGCAAGATCATCGCGGGACGTGGCTCGGCCGTGTTCAGTGCGTTTGGGTTGTGGTTTCGTGCCATCTCGTTCCTCTCGTCGTTGTCGTCGTTGTGGCCACAGGCCTAACACTACGTTGCACGCGGACCCCTACCGGGGCCGGTGAACTCTGGGTTGGCCCTCAGTTGCTCGATGTTCATGGCGCAAAGCATTGCCGGGTTACTGGATGCGCGAGGGTCGATAGCCTCACACACCTCCTTCGCCTCCCTGAGCCCTTGCTCTCGGCCTGCGGTGTGGGCCTCGCGCATGAGGTCGCGGGTGCACGTGGTGATGAACTCACTCCGCCCATCCACGGTTTCAAAAAATCGAGCCTTCAACCACTGGTCGAATGCTTGCTCTCTCGTCGTTGTGGTCATGGTGTGTCCTTCACGGGTGCAATGTGCTTGATGTCCGGCCAATCAGCCCAGAACGAGTCACCGTCGTGCTTTGCGCTTCCGTCCGGGTAGTCGGCTCCCTGAAGAAACACAACGTCTGCTGCCGAATCAATCTTGAGCAACTTGAAGTAGGGCCAGTCGTATTCTGGCTTGACCCATTCAATGCGGACCCTTTTCCCGATCCACGCTTCTAGGTTGCGCTTGTCTGCTGGGCTCATTCCGTCTCCTTGTGGGTTGTGCGGGCTGCGTCAACCGCTCGCGTCAGTTCGTAGGTGGTCAGCTTCGGGTCGGTCAGGAGCGCGAAGCTCTCGTCGAAGTTGTCGCCGTCTGCGATCCACTCCCACCTCTCCGCGTTCGGCTTCAGCCTCTCCACCTCTGCCCGGAGCTGCGCCAGTTGTTCCGCCTGCCGCTCGCACTGGCCTTTCCACATGTCGCGGTTGTTGCTGGTGCGCTCCACCTCTGCCCGGAGATGGTCGCGCTCTGTCTCAACACGTTGCAACGTCGCGGCGTCATAGTCGTACCGCGAAGCAATGCCGCGCTCAAGCCGGTGCATAAGGTGTGAGGGGCCATAGCCCTCGGCATCGCAGTGTGCGTCCCAATGCGCTTGGATTTCGACTGCTGCCGCGAGCATGGTTGTGTGGAGGTTGTCGCGCTCTGCCTCAAGCTCCGCGATCCGCGCTGCCTGCTGGCGTAGGAGGTCTACCGCATCATCCGCCGCTCGCTGATATTCGTCGCCGCGCGCGTAATCAGCCAGCCGCATCGCCTCGCTGTTGTCGTGCTGCTTCACTTGTCGGCTCCCTTCGCCTGGGCGGCTGCGAGCATGGCTGCGTACTCACGATTTGCCATGTCAACCTGCGAGCCAACAAGCCACTGACTTTCCATGGCCTTCAGCATCTCCAGCGTCGGCTCCACCGGCACCAGCGCGAACCCCTCCG